CCATTTTCCACCAGCATTCACTATACTGGTAACTCCTTTTAATAACTGGGTAGTCATCTTGCCGGGTAGTGTTGTTATGTAGGTGATTACTCCGGTTACGATGGCTTGTGCTTTCTGTTTGGCATTAATCACCATCTTACTGAATGCGGAGAGCAGGAGGCTTGCTAATCTTGTCAGTATGGTGCTCCAGAAACCAGTAATCGCACCCCATATTAGTATAATGGCTTGTTGGAGGCTTATCTGGCCACTAACGAGTGATTGGAATACGCTTATCACTTGCCAAATCAGACCAATCACCAACCGTATCGGAGCAGTTATGGTATTCCAAGCCCAGCCAATACCATCAATCAAGGCACGCACTATATCGAAGTTTCCACTCATATTAACACCGAAGAAAGATAATACTGCATCAATCGCGGGTTGAACGGCACTAACCATCGCAGTCCAAGCCTCATTTAATGCAGTTATGAATGCTTGAACATCAGGATTATTAATAAAAGCCTCCCATAAACGGTTAAGACCCGCGCTTATAGCATCAAGCATTCCACCGACATCATCCCACCATCCGAAAGCCTTACCGACTTCATACACGATTACGATTAAGGCGGCGATTGCAGCAGCTATTGCAAGTATCGGCCATAATGCTGCATCTTCGGCTATGGCTAATCCCATGAAACTGACCGCGGCACCATCCGCAGCAGCAGCCTCAGTAGTAATACCCAATGCGGATGCCACACGAGCAATCGCACCTTCACCTTCAATTGCATTTGCAATTGTTTCCATTACAGCTAAATCCTTGTATGCATCACGGAGGGCTTTCACACCAGTAGCAATCTGACCAACACCAGTGAACAAATCAATTAAAGGCCCTGCAGTTACACTACCTGCAGCAATAGCAATACCAAGCACTCCACCAGTTGCTTCATCTAATTTACCGATGAAATCCATAGCTCCACCAGCAGCATCAAGGAACATCTCACCCATCTGTCGCTTACCACGATCAAGCATAGCAGTAAATGTTTCGAGCTTGTTATTGTAGGTGTCTTGTTGGCTGATACCAGCCCATCCTTCCTCGTTCATTGCCTCTTGCAATGCCTTGTTCCTTTCCTCAACAGTATTTGCTTCTTTCAACTTATCAATATGACTTGCAAGAATTGGACTTCTCTCCAATTCAGCAGTGTTACCAGTCAAGATATAATTAGTCAAGTCCTGTTGAGCCTCTGCACTTGATTTACCATAATTACTCATCGCTGCGAAATAATCCGCAGCATTAGTACCCATCCTTTTCAATTCATCCGCGGTAATGCCTGCATTCTTCGCAGCCGCTTGACTTAATAATCCACCAATCGCTACATCATCACCTGGTAGGTCTGCTACGAGGTCGTTGATGATTTTCATCTGCTTGGCTGCGCCTTCGGCTCCGATGTTCATCTTTAGGAAGGTTTCTTGTTGTTGTTGTTGTCCTGCAAGGTCTAATGTTTCCATTAGGTTTCTTCCTAATTCAACTACTCCTTCCTTGGCTCGCATTAATCCATCAGCGATGTTTTGGAAAGCCACCTGCATAGTGGCACCAGAAGACTGAGACTTGTTACCCAAGTCCTCGACTTCACCACCAGTCTTGTTGGCTTCATCACCTAGTTTACGAACATCATCCTCGGCCTGGTCTGCACCATTGCCGAGCTCATCCATATCTTGTGTGCCTTCATCACCAACAAGTCCTAAACTATCGCCTAGGTCATCAACAGCATTCTCGACACTACGAAAGGTACTGGAAGCATTATCTGTTGCGGCTATTATGATTTGCATTTGCTCTTCCATAAATTACCTCTTTTTGAATTTTATCCCGTTCGCTTCACAAAGAGCAGTTAACTTAACATCCAAATTCTTTTTAAATAGTATGTCGTTGGTTGCTCCTATGCTAAAAAAAGTTTGCTGACATAATGTTTGCATCCAAAATGGTGGAGCCTTTATTATGCCAGCCTTGTATTGTTCGTAAAGGATTTGTCCTTCATTACTCTTTGCGAAAGTTTTTGATTATTGTTAAATCATTATTAGTCAAGTTGCTTATGCGGACTATCTCAGTGAATATTTGTTCTGGTACACCAGTTGGTAATTTTTCGATTTGTTCTGGTTTTATCTTTTCACCATCAATGCTTAAACCCCAAGCCACAGCCTTATATAATGCCTCTGATTGGTAGTGGGTGAAATCACCAGCATTAATGTCAATATCACTCATATCCGCCTTAGTCCTTTTACCATTAGCACCTACACCAACCTTCATCACGAAACCCTTCTTCTCAATGGTTTGCAATTCTGATAATTCTCCACTGGTTAATGGTCTAATCTCTATTTCTTCACCATTAACGGTGATTGTTTCGGTTGCTTCAATGCCTTTAGTCAAGCGACTTATCATTTCAAGGTTACTCATAAAATAATCACTCCTATAAAAAAAAGAAAAAAGCCTCCAAAGTGATTAGTTGGAGGCGGTGAGTTCTTCCTGGTAATTCATAAGTTTTACATACATATCGGTTTCGACTTCAGTTCCACTTGCTAGTGCGACCTTGGCACTGCCAAGGCTTTCTAGTGTCATTGTCACTTCCACAGTATCTGTTCCGCTCATACTGTATTCGACATTCACGGTGCATCTTGGGAATACGATCTTACAATTGATGTCGGTGTCTTCGCAGTGTGCGATATTAACTTCAAGTGGTAATTGTAATAATTTACAACTGCTTGGTTCTAATGCTCCGACTTCCCCGTACTGTGCATTCAAAATTGAACTGACAGTATCACTAGTCAAAGTAGTGGTAATGCTTACTTCGTTTTCTCTTTTACCTGCTTGCGCTCTTTTCTGAGGATACCTGCTGCCTAATCCGATGGTGCTGTCTACATCATGATTGTTCTTTCCTTCAAAACTGAAAGCAGTAGATACACCATCAAGTGGCAAGTTATTCAATTTCAAGCTTACATCGTAGAACATGATGAATATTTGTTCTGCGGTTAACTCATCAGGCCTTGTAAATGTTTCACCGTTTTGCCCAATGATACCTGCCTTCTCAGTCTTGTATATCCAGTCTGCACCCACAGTCATACTCTCATCAGATACTTCAAGGCTCATTCCGTCACAGATTAATCCGTACAAGTATTTTTTAAGCATATCATAGACTGCTATTCCACGGAATGATGGGAGTTCCTTGCCTTCGCCACCATAGAATTCGTGAGTGTGAACATCGCCACTTCCTGCGGTGTAAACATAATTATCCAAGTAGCCACGGAAATACCATGTCAACTGTTGCAAATCAGCATCGGCACTAGTTGAGCCGGTTGGTTTCATTATCCCTGCTCTTGCCCTTTTATTCATACGGGAACCACCAGATTTTGTTACTGGTTCGTCATTAAGTTTGAACTCGACTTCTTCGGCTTGGTTCCAGAAGTTAGGGTCAAATGAGGATTTACTGACACTAGTGTCGCCGTATGTTTCTTCTAATTCTAATCCAAAACCTCTATCTACCATATTATCATTATTCTCCATTCATTATCTTTTTGTAACACATTTTCCAATTGATTATTATATTAACATTCAAGATGACACCAGTTACAGCTACCTTATCAGATTTGTTGGTTACATTCACATATCCTACTGGTGAGTATGTGTCTAGTGTTATGTTCCTTATGAGTCTTTGTCCTGGCAACTCTTCAGCTTGTATCTGTTGCCAATTGTTCAAGATGCTCATTATGACACGATTAGCCAAGTTTTGACTTGCAAGGTTTGATTCTTCAAGGTCTGCCTCATAAACACCACAGTCAAACTCGAATGGTACTGTTAATTCCATTGTCTGTGATAGGTCTGCTTGTCGGTTCGCAGTGGCTGGGTGTTGGGTAACCCAAACGATTGGCTCTTCAAGGTGTGATTCATTATAATAGGAATTGATTATGGTTTCAACATCTTCAAGGAGTCCATCGGTAGTGTTCTCGGTTTCCAAGCAACGAGTCATAATAGTATACAACTTCTCCATACCAGCAATTATTCCAACAGTCATAACTTATCCACTCCTTTCAAGTGCCTTAGCCAAATAACCACCCATACGAGGCCTTAACTGATTAAAGCTCTTATCCACAAAATGCTTACCCTTCAAACCAGGATGATGAACAACCCTTACTGGATGGTCTGCACCTTTCCAATACAAAGCCCTTTTACCTACATTATGTAGTAAACCACCAGCAACTACACCTGAAAACTTAGGCCTGATGATGTAAGGGGGTGTTCCTTGGTCTTGATAGATTGCATAAAAAGCAGGAGACTTAATAACTCCTCTCTCATCAGACAAAGACTCAATAAACCAAGACTTCAAGAGTCCATGATCTACTGGTGAATTCCTCATAAGGAACCTTGTCATATCCTGAGTAGCATCAGATACAACACTCTTCCTCACTTCTTTGCCCATAGTGTCAAGGTTGTCTAATCCTTCCTTGTGAAGCTCTAAACTTATTTGGACCATAAGTCTTCACCTGTTATGGTTAATACACCAATAGCATTAGGTTCGTTAGTGCTGTCCTTGACGAATGGTGCTAGGTCTGCTTTGAGGTCATCCGTGAAAATATCACTGCTTAATCCTTGTATTGTCCAATCGTTGACCTTGATTATTGGATTATCCCTTTTTTGGATTGCTAAGCTAACCATGTTTGATGTTAGTCTTAGGCAGACATTACGCATCGCATCAGTCACATCATCATCACTGATACTCTTGATATGGCAATATGTTTTAATCAAAGACTCGGCTTGTAATATCCAACTTGTTATGATACTGTTTAATGTGGTGGTGTCATCTTTTGCTAGATTCAAGTGTTGTGGTTTCAAACCGTGAAAATGTATTACATCATCTACACTAATCCACATATTCTTGTCACCATATAATAAAAAAAATATACAGGAGGACTTATGGAAGTTCCCCTGTACGAATGTATTCGTATAAAAGTTTTCTGTTACGTTTTACCACTATTGGCAATTCATCAAAGGGCAGTAATTCCTTCTTTTTTGCCTTAGCAGTTTTCTTGTTTTTTGGTTTCTCATCAGCCATAACCCATCAATCCTCCAATCATATGCTTAGTCTTTGCCCTTAGGAGACTCTGATTGGGACTGGGATTGGCTTTCAATGTATTCCATTATCTGGTCAACCTTTGCTTCCAATTCCTTAACCTTACGTTTTTGACTCATAGACATAACTTAATCGCCTCCACTAAAAAAAGAAAGAAAAGGGATTTATAATAATGCTGCTGCTTGTGCTGCGGTCATGTCCGCGACAACGATAGCATCAGTCCATTGGAGACTTGCATCGCATCTGATACGGTAGAAGTACTCGGTTTTTTCTTCAGCGACAACGCGATTAGGCTCCACGCTAAGGTCTTTCCAGACGCCGTACCAAAGGAACTCAGGAACGGTTAATACACAACCTGCTACTTTACCGTAGGAAGTTCTTCCATCTGCAGCATCCAATACTGGAGCATATTTTACTGGGATTCCCTTGTATTTTAATTCATCAGCATTAAGTAAGGAACTGTCACCTAAGCCGGTTTCACGATCAATGAGGAAGTTCCTGTATGCTTCGTAAACTTCGAATGGAACGTAGTAGACAAGGTCTTTCATGAGGTTTGCTTGTCTGTATGCTTCAGGTAATTTGTATAATGCTTGATTGAATAAATCAGTAATGCCTTTGGTGGTTACATCGTAATCGGTTCCTTGTACGATGTGGTTGGTTGCTCCTTTTAACCATCCATTAGTAACACCGAAGAGTCCAGTCTTGGTAGTGTCTCCGTATACTGCTAATGCTTCAAGGT